CAGCCTTAACACCGACAGACTTAAACCATTTCATTGCTTGTACTGCTGGTCGTATCATTCGTGCTGACTCTTCATGCAGTATGCGTGCCATGAAGTGAACGGTACTCATTGATCCAGGTTTGTTTAGCCAACAGCTATTGCCATATAAATCTTTAGCTCTTTGTATTGCCCACTGATACGCATACTTATAGAAGGCTGTGTATGTAGCAGCGTATGGGATAGTCATCACTGCTGCCTTGGTAAGACTGCGATCAGGTTGTAGCATCAACCATTTCTTACTGTCGCTACACTTATATACCCTTAGCCTTTCATTTATTTTGCCAACGACTGCTGCATATATATCTTGTGGTTTGTCGGATTGCGTAAGGTTCACCTGCTCTGCCATCTCTTGTGACCTGAGTAAGCCAGCGAAATTCTGCACACCTGAACAGGTGCAGTCCATGATGATGGGATGCCTGCACTTATAGGTTGGCCCCTCTTGTTTCCACTCGTAATAGGTACGACAAAAAGCTAAGAAACTCCACGGTTTCTCTGCTCTAGTCCAGAAGTTAGGGCTTAACCAAGGGTCATTGCCTGCTGCAAGGATGAGTTGCTCATGCTCAGTAACCCAATCAATTCTTGTCTGCCAATCCGACTTGCCTAGTCCATATACATTTGCACCATGCACACGCAACCAGTTCACATGCTCATCTGTCTGCATGTAGTTGTAGTAAGAGAACTGTAAGAGTGCCCGACTTAGATCATTGCCTTGTGGGTTTAGGTATGGTGGCCTGTAATAAATCCTTCCTCGACTGTCCAGTTGGCAGGGCATGAACAGTTCATCTTGTTCTTTTAATTCACTAGCTATATGTAGTAACCAAGCCAGTCCAATGCGTGAGTTCCTTGTCTTTTCTTCTAGTATGTGCTGCTTCTTAGCTGTCTTTCTCCACGCTAATACTTCAGGGCTGTCATCATCTTTACCTTTAGGGTAAGGCGGTATCACTGGCTCTTGTTGCACTACACCAATAGACCAGCCATTATCTCTTGCACTAATAGCCTGCTCTAGTATCCACTCATTGATAGTCCAACCAACATCACTAAATATTTCTGGTGCTTTCTTGCATGGCTCATCACCTTTCAAGTGCTGAGCTACTACTTCGTTGTTCGATTTAACTAAGGGTATCTGTAAGCGTGGGTCATGGTATCCACCGATCAGGTCAGAGTTAAACGGTACACCTGGTGCAATGGTTGGTAGATAGTGAGGGATTAGTAAGCCTTGCTTGTCTTTAACTTCTTCGATCCACTTCATGCACTCAGCAGTTGGCTTAATAATCCTACGTTTCTTATGTGGCAGGTCATCTCTTTCTACCTTGATAAACCCTGTCTCTTTCTCAACGATATAGATAAGCAGCCCACCTATTGCCATGCGTTCCTTGGCTGTCCATTGGACAGTGTTTGTCATGTGTTGCAAGCCTTTGATCTTATGTCGTTTACGCTGTCTGCTCCTGTTGTATCTGGCTAACTCATCCTTGTTTAATCTCTCAAGCATGGCCTCAATCCATAGCCTGTCTGCTATCTCTTGTCCGACAGTATGAAAGGTAGGGTTGAGAGTAAGAGTATCAATGATTGTCCGAATAGCTGTAGCTGCTATCGTTTCAGTGGGAAGAGTCCGTAAAGGTTTGAGTCTTGACCAAGCAACGCCAGCACGTCCAGACTCAGACTCTTTCTTTATGTATTCAATGTGATCTTTGATAAGTCCATATCCCTTAGAAGATAAAGTCTCACCCCATCTGGAGCGAGACTGGATCTTCTTAGTTTGTAGTTGATTCTCTACATAGCGTGAGTTATCCACGCTATTAGAGATCATCTTACTTTCAAAAATCAGTACATCATTTTCCACGTAACCTCTCAAGCAGTTCTCTATTAGCTGCTTGCTTTGCTTCCAAAGCAATGCGTTGTTCCTCGTAGTGCTTATCAAGCCAGTCTTCGAGGACGTAACGACATACACCTGACATACTCATACCCTTAAGCTCACTCAGATGAGTGAGAAGGGCAGAGTTTTGAATGGTAGTCCTAGTTTGGATACCAATCACATCATTAATAGGAGTCGTCATTGGCTACCACATCAATAGGTTCCGTAGTTTCATTGTTGACTGATTGCTCATAAGAAACATTGAGATCCTTTAGAGCTTTAACGAGTACAGTCTTGGCGACATACACTCTTGATAATCCATTACCAAAGTGTGCCTCCCACTCTTCAGCAGTAAGCCTAAACTTAAGCTGTGCTTCCGTATAGCTGCGATGTGCATCAAGTAATGCCATCGACTCATCATCTAATCTGATGTTGAGTTGATTCTTGTCGGATCTTTTAGTTGCCATTGGATTGCAATAGAAAAACATTTGGGTTGGTCGAGGGTTGACACGCCTGCTCAACTGAGACTCCGCACTGTTATCCCTCGGTAGTTAGTAGCTGGAATAAATAACTTCACGCTCAATCATCCACTGATACTTATCACTGGATGTCTTGCACGTTGGGCAAGTCATTGTCTTATCTCTCAGGTGATAGACCCGATGAGTTGCCTCGCAATGAGGGCACTTGACTAGCTTGCCATCGAAGCCAGTCCGTGAATACTTCCTCATTGGTTCAAAGTATTCAGTCACTTTGCACTCACCATCAGTGCATGTGATCTTCTTGGTTGATTCAGTTGGCCCCATTCGTTACCTCGTGATGGTTCTTGTACTGCTGGACTGTTAGCCAGCAATAAAAAAAGGACAGCGTAGATACTTAAACCTAACGCTGTCCCGATAGCCTGCCTAATCATCCCAACCAGGGATAAAGGCACGCTGATACACAGTCTTCTCAGGATGATTAATTTCTTCCTGGCGTAGTTCTTCTTTCATTACTTCCTTCATATTGGAAGCAACGTCTTCGACAGAATTAATATCTTCCAGCTTGACTTCCTTAGAGGAATCACCGAAAGCGAAAATAATATCTCCCATTAGAAAAGAACTCCGAGTGTGAATACGACAGCAAGCACAATCCATAGACTGTCTAGCTGTTCTTTTGCTGGTGTTAACTCTGCTACCTGAGCTTGAAGTCTTTCTTTGTCTTCAGTCAGTGTCGCAATAGTAGTTCTAGCCACGATAAATAAATTAAATGGTGGGATTTGTGAGGGTGAGTCCCTCAGTCTGCCCAATAGTTAGGGCAGAGAGAGAGAATCAAATTCCTAAGTGAAGATAGTCATAGTCACCAGGTTGTTCCGAACAATCACAAGCCCATGTCCATAAAACTCTGAGCTTGTTTTCTTCATGGTCTTCTAATTGCTCGTCAGTCCATGCTCCATATTCTTGTAGATGTTCTTTGAATAAATCTTTAGGCCCATCAAAATTAAGATGTTTAACCCAGAACTCTACATTTTCAGTAGCGTCACCACTACCAGAACAATCTGCAATGCACTCGCTAGGTAATTGCCTAGTGCTATCTCTACCATCGAACCAATTCATAGAAATAAAGCGGTGGGATTTGTTGAGGGTGAGTCCCTCAGTCTGTCCCGTAGGACAGAGAGAGAGAATCATTGAGGATTAAGAAATTCAAAGTCTTCAAGATATGCAATAGAGTCGTAGTAATCCTCTCCACCTATTCGAGATAGCTCGTTTAGCATGGTGTAGCCTAGCTCTATGTAATTGCAATAATTGTCCATCATTCTTCTGTGTAACCGTCAAACCAAGGCCCATGAATAGCAGTGTGTTGCCTGTTGGCTGGAGTAATACAAGTTGAAGAACTTGTTTCATCATGCGAGCAATGCTTTTGTGCTTGCTCAAGTGTTAAGCCTCCGTATCCTCTACGGTCTACAGGCTCCCATGTTGGACGGTCTTTGTAGTAACGAACAATCTTGTAAGTGGTCATAAAACCTCTTTGTGGTGGGCTTCCCTCAGTTGAGGGAATGACTAGACCAGGGTTTGCACCTGGTCGCTCGCTTAAACGAATTAGTCAAAGAATCTGGAAGTCTTAGGAATATCAACTACTGTTGGAGCCTTTGGAATGTTCCAGTCGTAATCGAACTCTGCCTTGTAGCACTTCCATTCTTTTAGATCAGTGTTCCAAAGATAAGAATATTCAATCTGAATTGGATCATAGAAAATGTAGTCATTTAGATCTGCATGTTCTTGAGCCATTGTCTTCTCACCTCTTTGATTGAAAGTTCTAATGATTGGTTCTTCAACTTCTTTCATGTCCCAATCTGTCTTTGAATGGATACATGAGATGTCGCCTAACTCCATTAGTTCCCTCACCTTAGAAGTGTCTGAATAGTTCCTCTTTAGAAAGACTCCTAGCCATTCTGGGTATCCATCCGAGTGATGATATACAGACTCAATGGATTCATCTTGGTTAAGGATTCCGATCCGTGAACGAGTAGACATAAACCTAATTGTGGTGGGTTCGTTAATCATATTAATCAGAAATGAATCAGATGTCAATAGGATCTGCATTCTTTTTGAATAGCCTAGTTAGTCATTGCGGTTACAAACTAAAAGACAGATCAACTCCAAGAACTGCTTACAAATCGACCTGATAGCCTTGCATAACTGCTTATAGAACAGTTATGCCACCTAGTCATACCAATGGATTAGACCCCCTCCCCCCTCATTTGGACACAATTTGGACAAGGCATGGGGGGTTGAAGCTAGTTCTTACATAACGATTAACCCCTCACATTTTTCCGATAAAAATTGGGTTCTGTGGGGATCTAATAGATACCTAATAGGGGGAATCTGAGGGGATCTTATAGGGGAATAAGGAATAACTTCTATTCATATATGGACACTTAGTGGTGACAAGGGTTTTGGCGGGTAGAATTTGAGAGGTTAGCTTGGTCTGCCAGTGAGCTAACAAGGGAGTCTTCCTGTGGTGGGTGAGACTCCCGCCAATACTGTGTATGATTAGGAAGAATTATTGAAAAGTTATGGCTAGAAAGAGTACGACAGAGGTGTTAGGGGATTTACATGCAGGGTTAGCGGAGTGGTTTATGGATAAGTTGGTATCTGGGGAGATGACTGTTGCTGATGTGAATGTCGCTAGACAGTTTTTGAAGGATAATCAGATCAGTGCACAGCCAGTAGAGGGTACAGCGTTTGGGGAACTAGCGAAACAGTTGCCTGATATAGAGAATGTCGTAGCATTTAAGAAGAAAAGAGCTTAGTCATGCCAAAAGGAAAAGGAACTTATGGAAGTAAGGTAGGAAGACCACCAAAGAAGAAGTAGATGGGAAAGGAACGATGGCAGCCGTTACCTGATCAGTTCAGAGAGGATTTTAGATATTTTTTAGTTGTCGTATGGAAGCACCTTCAACTTCCTAATCCGACTCCTGTTCAGTTAGATATAGCTGAATATATGCAGGATGGGCCAAAGAGAAGAATTATTGAGGCTTTTCGTGGAGTAGGAAAGAGTTGGATGGCAGCAGCTTATGTGCTGTGGCTGTTAAGGAATGATCCACAGAAGAAGATCATGGTTGTATCTGCAAGCAAGATGCGAGCAGATGACTTTGCACAGTTCTGTCTCAGGTTGATTAGAGAGATGGATATATTGAAGTGCTTAGAACCAGATAGGGATGAGCAAAGAAGTGCGAGTAATAGATTTGATGTAAGACCAGCGACACCAGATCAATCCCCATCAGTAAAATCTGTCGGTATTTTTGGACAGCTTACTGGTAGTAGAGCAGATTTAATACTTGCAGATGACTGTGAGGTTCCTAATACAGCGTGGACTGTAGGAATGAGAGAGAAATTAATTGTATCTGTCGGAGAATTTAATGCGATCTTGAAACCAGGTGGAGAAATTATGTTCCTGGGTACGCCTCAGACGGAAGAAAGTATATACAACAAATTGCAAACAAAAGGATATGAATGTCGTGTTTGGCCTTCAAGGTATCCAAAGAAACCACAAAAATACGGTGCATCTCTAGCACCAATGATACTAGAGAATTGTGTCGAACTTGTTAATAAACCAACTGACCCTGATCGCTTTAATGAACTAGATCTAATTGAAAGAGAAGCTAGTTACGGTAAGTCACAATTCACTCTTCAGTTTCAACTAGATACGACACTCAGTGATCTAAATCGTTTCCCTCTTAGATTATCTGACTTAGTAGTTTTAGAAGTTGACCAAGACGCACCTGAGAAAGTGGTGTGGTCTTCTGGTGCTGAGTATCGGATTACTGACCTGCCTGCTGTTGGGTTTAGTGGAGATTATTATCACAGGCCAGCGTTTATACATGGACAGTGGATTGAGTTCCAAGGTTGTGTAATGTTTATAGATCCTTCAGGTAAGGGTTTAGATGAAACTGCTTATTCTATTGTCGCTCATCTCAATGGAAATTTATTTGTATTGGAAGTGGGTTCCTTCCGTGAAGGTTATACCGAGCCTGTCTTAAGAGGAATTGCAGAAGCAGCTAAACGTAGAAAAGTAAAACTGATTCTCTTAGAAGATCAGTTTGGTCAAGGCATGATGGAAAATCTATTACAGCCTTACCTCAGAGAGGTTTACCCCTGCACGATTGAAGCGACCAGGAGCAACGTCCAGAAGGAGAGAAGAATTATTAATGCTCTTGAACCAGTGATGAATCAACATCGATTGATCTTTAATCGCTCGGTAATTGAAGATGATTCCAAAGCTAGAGATGATGATTCCGTAGAGACAGCTTTGGCATACCAGTTGTTTCATCAATTAACTCATCTCACTGTCGATAAACAATCTTTACAACATGATGACAGATTAGACTCTTTAGCTGGTGCAGTTCAATATTGGAACGAGTCTCTTGCTATAGATGAAGATAGAGCTATTAAGGAACGTGAACAAGAACTCTGGGAACTGGAATTGGCAGCGTATAAGGGTGATATTGAGGGCATTCTCGATGCACAAATTCTTGGTGTCCCAATCGAAAAAATCCAAAGACAAGAAGCAAAAACAGGATGGATCAAAACTCACGGAAATCACTAAATACAGACCTAGAGGATGGGTGGTGCGTATCCCTTCTGCTTTTGTTGGGTATGGTTCTGTTACTGATCATGGATTCCAGACGGTTGTTGTAGCTGAAACTCCTGACCATGCTTTAGATGTCGCTTCTAATTCTCATGTGTGGGAGCACTTGGATTTTCCTGTGAGCGATTTTCAAGTGTTCCCACAGAATCCTCTTTAAGCTCTCCATTTACGATTACGATCTGGTGGATGATGACTAGCTACTAATTTTTCTAATTGATTAATACGGTTAAATAATTCTCTAGTGTCTCGATCTCTGCGGTTGCTGATGTTGCTAAGGGACATGATAACAACACTGGCTGTTGCACCAATGATTGCTGCTGTAATCTCTGGCACTGTTCAAAATGAGGAATTGTGTCTAGTGTAGGACGGCCTACCACTGAATTTCATGGAAGAAAAGAAAACACCTGAGCAAACAAAAGAAGAAAAGAAAAAAGGATTACTAGGAAAATTACAAGAGATTACTCCAGATAAAGAGGAACAAGTTGCACTAATTGGTGTAGCTGTACGCCTTGGTATTGTTGTATGGAGTGGTTTTATACTCACCTTGGCGTACGTTGATCTACCAGGGTTTCAGAAACAGAACTTCGATCCAACCTTTATAGCAAGTGTATTCACTGGTGCATTAAGTACATTTGGTTTGGCGACTACAAAGGATAAGAAGAGTAACGGTGTTAGCAAGGAAGACATGGAAGCCATGATTGCTAAAAGCAATACAGCACAGACTGAACAAATCATTAGAGTGCAAACTCCTCTTACAATTAACGGAGCCGAGGTAATTAAGACTGAGAAGGTTGATCCGATCACTCAGCGACCCATTGGCCCTGACGGTAAATTGACATGAAAAAGTTATTGATCCTCCTTCTGCTGGCTTCTCCTTGCCAAGCAGAGATCATATCCAAGCTTTCTAGTTCTACTTCTCTAACAGTTGGAGCTAGTAGTACAAACGCAACTAGGATTCCGTCAACTTACGCAGTGTCGGGGTCCAATATAAAGGTCAGCACTGGAGAGCATATAGGCAAGCTTACGGCTGGATCAGCTACAGCCGCAGCTACGCTTGATGTTGGAACGTACGAGATGAACACAGTAGGATCAGCATTTTCGCTAACGGAAAGCTGGCAACAAGGGGACGCCATACCAGCAATAGGCTCTGGTGTTGATGTAACCAGTGGTGTAGTTGCTGATATGCCTGCTTTTGGTAACACCACTACGATCTCAGGTGGTGTTGCTGGTAATTTGGCTGGTACTGTAGTCAGCTCTGGCGTGGTTACGGTCGTAGCAGGTGGTGCAAATACTACGGCTGTAGGACAAGTAACCAGCGAACTTACTGTAAGGTGAAATTAATATTGTGCGTACCTTTCTATATTTCGTACTGCTGTTTAGCCCTGCTGTTCAGGCTGTACCAGTGGTCCCTCAGTTTACACAGGGATCTGTCACGTCACACACGGAAACGAGTACAAAAATTACGGAGACAATCAACTCGATTGACATAAATACAGGCTGGCAATACACGGTTACTGGGACAAATATGAAACATTCTGGTTCATCTGTGTCTCCTACAACTGTTACATCCCCTTCTCAAACTACTGATGGTATTACTTACACATGGGTTGGCTTAGATCATTCCAACAAACCCGACTGGCAGCTACAAACAGATGGAGCAGCGTTTCAATTTACCGAAACATATGCTGCTCCTGGGGTCAGCCAGCAAACAATCATTCAACGTACAACCGATCAAACAAGTATCACCGATACAACAAGTATTTTTCAACAATAGCTTATGGATTACTCACGCTTAACTTCAGTTTGCCTGCTTACTCTGGTGATGTCGGTGGCGTTAGTGCTACCGCTGCTCCCAATGCTTCATCTAGTGGAAGCGTTATCAACCAAGGAGTACAAGTCCTACAAGGACCATTCCATACCAACACGTACGGTAACGGAATACAATGCCAAGGGACTACGCTAAGCATTACTCCTTTCCTTACAGGTGCTATATCGCTTAAGCGACCTTATGAAAGTTATTATCAAGATCCTGTTTACGATACAAGTGATGTAAACGATGATGGAATTATTGATAACCCAGGCAGTGTTTTATATTTCAAAGATGTAAGAACAGGTCAGAAGGACTCTACAAGCATCACAGGAGGGATCTCAGCGACCCTTTCAGTGCCACTGGATAAAAGATTCACGACTCGTTGTTTATCTGCCGCTACAACCCAAGAGAAAATACAACAGCAAGTCTTGGCTAACAAGAGGCTTGATTTTGAAATTGCGAGGCTTCGTGAGTGCTCTAAATTTAAGCTTCAAGGAATAAATTTTGCTCCTACTAGCTCTGCATATAATATCTGTTCAGATATTTTGACCAGACCTTTTAAGGAAAAGCCAATAGATCATATTCATTCTATTTCCTCAGACTCCTCTGCTCCGCTTGGCGTTCACGAAGTGACAACACCTTCGGTTTCTTCCCCCGAATA